AGTAGCTTTTCGTCCTGGTTTTCCCCTGCAAGCTGCAGAACTTAATGAAATGCAAGAGATTTTTTACGTTCAGCAGACTTTGACTCAAACCATGATGTCTTCTTGGCTCACCAAGGTGATATTTGATGCTCAAGCTGGTGGTTCGGTAGAGGGTCCAGGTTGGGATGGTTGCACTCCCCTCAATCCTAATCTTATTGATAATGTTTCTGGTAGCTCAATTACACTATATGTTAAGGTAGGTTGGTACTTGGTGAAGAGTAAAGATTTTAATGGTGGTCTCGGTGTTTGGGTATATAATCCAGAAGAGCTTCCGTTGATTGAAAACTTTTCTAATACTTCTGCGGAAAGTACTACTGGTTATTACGGAATAAGAGTAAAACCAATAACGATTTCCTGTACTTCTACCGTTCCTGCAGGAACCAATGAAGACAATTCCATTCAAGATCAAACTAATATTAACGTAATTAATGGTCCGTGTGGTGCTTCTCGTCTGCAATTAAAGATTATGGGATTCGGACACAGCTCTACCGTTGCAACAGAAGAAACCTTTCTTCCAATCTGTTCAGCAATTAATACTCCATCAAGCGCAGAAGTAAATTTTATAAACAATTATCAAATTTTTAGACTAGATTATTAAACCACAACCATAGGATAATTACAAAAAATGCCAACGCCAATCACATCTCTAGCTACTACTGACACGTTTAATACGTGGTTTAACACCACCAATACAGTTATAACTGCATTGAATGGTATTAGTATGTACAAGGGATTTGCGGGAGATGGTGTTAGTATCACTTATGATACCTCTGGTAATTATACATTTAGTCATTCAAATACAGTAACAACTGGAGTAACCTTTGGAGGAAGTGTTTTATTTAACGGCTCAGTTTCGTTTGCTGGTGCTGCTCCTTCAATTTCTTCCACCACAATCAGCATTTCTCCTGCAGTTGCAGGTTTAACTTCTGGTAATATAGTAACCACACATCCTACATTAGGATTGACTTTGGCAAAGGCAGATAGCGCAAGCACATCTGAAGTTATGGGTATTGTTGTAGATCAATCTGCTTCTGCCACAACAGTTGCTGTTAGTGGATCAGTTAATAACACAGTATTCAGCAATACAATTAGTAATGCATTAGGAATTCCTGGTGCCACACTAACCACAGGACAAGCCTACTTCTTGAGTCCAACTGTGGCTGGCGGAATCACAACAATCGAACCAAACACATTTGGTCATGTTTCTAAACCTATTTTGTTGGGTATTACGGGAAGTGCTGGTTCCATACTTCCGTATCGTGGCATCATTATTGAAGGCATCAGTGCTGGTATTACTGCAGAATTAGATAATAAAGTAATTGTTGAAGTAGATTTTAGTACTAATCCTGCTGGATTTACTACAAGTAATGCGATTAAAGTGGGAGATTCTTTTTGTGTTGTATACGATAATGTTGATGCATTTTCTCAATTACTAAACAATTACGGAAATTATAAACTTGCAGGAAAATTAAATTCCTCTTCTAATATTAATTGTTTTGTTCCTGATATTTCTACTGGATTTAGTAATTCAGTAAGTGATCTGCTAGGGTCTAATTTTTTCGGTCTAGTTAGTAAAGTTATTACTACCACAGCAACAAAATATATTTTAGAAATTACTACTGTTGGCGGATCATTTAATTGTAATATTGCTGATTTAGATTCTAGTTTTTATACTGGATCTCTAGACACTGGTTCTTATTCTATTTTTGTAGATACTACTTCAGGGTTAATGGGTCTTATTCCAAATTTTAATTCTATTTCGATAGATTATAAGTTTTTAGATATTATTAAACTAGATGGAAGCACTGCAAAAATAGTTGTAAGCAAAACACAAAATACTAGAGATACTAGTCTTTCTACTTCTTCTGCATTCACTAGTTTTGCTGCATTTGGTGGTGGAGGATCAAATAGTGGTGAATATGATAATCTAATTCCTAATGGCACATTCAGTATTTGGCAGAGAAACGCAACATCATTAACTGCTGGTAACTTAAACACATACAGTACACCAGTTGCTGATCGCTGGTTTGTTGTTAAGAATGGTATTACTGGAACAACTGCTTCTATTTCTAGACAAGATTTTTCTTCAGATCAAATATCAGTTCCAGGATCTCCACTATACTATGTTGATTGTAATTTCCAATACACACAACCAAGTAGTTTAGACAAACGACCAAAACTAGAAAACATTCAGAAGGAAGCACGACTTCTTCAGAATCAAAATGCTACTATTAATTTCTGGGCAAAGTCCACAATCGATGGATCTACTCTGGATGTAGTCTATAATCGATACAGAGACGCATATACGACTACTGCAGGCGTTACTGCAGATCTAGCTAATCGTGTATTAGTTGGTACTGGTGGTGTGACTCTCAGCACCTTCTGGTCGGAATACGTTTACACGTTCCCTGTCAGTACTTGGGGAACTACATTAGGAGCAACTCAAAGTGGTTGGTTTAGTGTAGGATTTGAATTCCCAAATTCTACTACCACTATTAGTCTTGCACAAGTTCAATTAGACTTTAACGGAAACACTGGATCTGTATTTTACGTGAGTCCAACTGTTGAACTAGAGCGATGCAAACCTTATTATCAAAGAACTTATGATCTGGGACAAACTGCAGGATATGCTGGAAGTTCCACAAATAACGAAAAGGTATTGCAATTAGCAAATCTAAATTCACAAACAATTTATTTTGTTGATTTCCCAGTAGAAATGGTCAGCAGTCCAACCATTTCCTTGTATGCACCAAACGGAATATTGGGTGATGCTTATAATATGAATTCAGGAAAAAATATGGCAAGTTCAGATGCCACCTCAGTTTCGTATCCATGGACAACAACTACATTTACACGTGTCAGTAGTTCTTCATCTTACGGAAATATTTCTGTTGGTTCTACTAGTAAAAAGGGAATGGAAATTTCCATACTTAATGGAGCAGCATCTTTGGATGCATTAAAGTTCCATTATGTTGCAGATTCAGATTTAAGTTTAAACGTATAAGGATAATAAATGGCTAATTCTTCCAGTTCACAAAATAGCAGAGTCTTTGCCCCATATGTTGTGTTGGCACAAGATACTTCACGTCTTTTCATTACCATAAAGACAGGAGAAGGTTATAGTATTGCTAGCGGTATTACTGCTGGAGATGTTATTCGATTTAATCCTCAATATGCTGCAGCAGGTATAACTGGACAATATGTTAAATCACAAGCTAATACCGACGAAAATGCTGAAGTTGTTGGTATTGTTGAAAGCAAAGCAAATAATATTTACACCGTTGTTACACATGGTTCTATTTTATATCCTGCTAGTCGTTTGACTGGAATTTGCGGAGCTGGTGGTGGTCTTGACATTCTATTTTTAGATTATAATGTTGCTGGTGGATTGACAGGAACTATTGATATTACCACTACTGGCGAAAAGATTATTAAACCAGTATTTCAGATAGCTCCTCACAGCACATATAATGGATTAGTGGTAAACTACATTGGTTATAAGACAGGAAATGCAGCTACAGTATCATCAAATCCTACAGGTGCTGGAAATGTTCAATTTGTTAATGCTAGCGTTACTCCTGCCAGTAATTGGTTGGAAGTTAGTGAAGATCAAACAGTTGAAGTTGCAATGTTTTCTGATTTGTACGGTGTTTACGGAAAAACTAATGGTCCTTTTACTGAGCGTATTACTGTAACATCTACTCCATCAACAGCATTAATTGGAAGAACCATATACCAATTAAGCGGAGGTAGTCAAATAAACACAGGTACTATTGTAGGTGTTGATACTACTAATAAGTATATTGATGCACAAAAAGTTTCTAATGCATCATTAATGACTGTTCCTGGAACAGTCTATGTTGCTACTAGCGGATCTGGACAATTATTTTCAGCAACAGCATCAGAAGTTTACGAATTTACTGTTCCTGCTGTTGTTAGTACTAATGTGATAACTCAAAATTCATCTCCATTAATTCCTTATGTAGAAACAACTAACACGTCTACCGTTAGTGTGCCTGGAGCATTAAGTGTTACATCAATGAGCGTATCTGGAATATTAGAATTAGGTGATATAACAGATGTAGAAACTCGCATTAATACTATGCAATCACAAATTGATACTATAAATGCTAGGTTAAATCTCTAATGAAAATTATTGGTTCTAGTGTAGCTAGTTCAGTAACTTCCTACTTTTCGCTTACGGGACCTACAGGACCTACTGGTCCTACTGGACCTACTGGACCCGCTGGATACGGACTAACAGGACCAACTGGTTCTAATATTATCGGAATCACATTAGTTAATCGTTTTTTAGTAACTACCTTTTCTGATGGTTCTACTTACTCTACGCCTGTGCAAGTATATGGCGCAACAGGAAATGCATCTTATCTGTTAGGAGTTTCTAATATAGGAACTGGTGTCAGTTTAGGTTACGGTGTTACTGGAACCAATTTACAAGTAAGACCTATACGATTTGTTGGTACTGCTAACACATCATTTTCGGTATCTGATCAGACTAATTTTGTAGATGTTAATTTTCAAATTAATAGTCCTGGAGTAACACTAGTAAACTCTAGTTCAACAGAAAGAAATTTAATAAAATTTAATTCTTCTGGTGTTCTGCAGAGAGTCTCTAATACCTTTGGCATAACACTACCACTAGATCCAACTAATGTTGGTGTAGAATCTGTTGGTTTTGTAAACGCAAATATCTTTGAGCTTGTTCGTGGTGGCGGATGGACAGGTTCCACAGGAGGTGGTTCAACAGGCGCAATTGGTTGTACTGCCACAGTTGTAGGGATTACCTGTACCATAGATCCTACTTTCAGAGAATTTGATGGTCAAATGTATGGGTCTAGTTCTCGTGTGTTTGTTACAGATTTTTGTGGAAGTACTGGAACAATTGTTGTTAATAATCCACCAAATGATAATAAAGTTTATGGATTTGATTTACTTCTTTCTGGAGCATTAAATCCTCAATTAATTTCCAATAGATTTAGCTCAAATATTAAATGGTCTCTGAACAGAGCACCATGTTTTAGTTTTGATGGAACTACTTGTGATATGAAGATATCATTTTTTGGTCTAGGTGGAACCACAGCCTGGTATGCTTCAGCAATTCCAACATCATCTCGGTGCACTGATATCAAGATGTTTGATTCTAATTGCATTTCTCCTAACACATTTACCTCTGGAAGTTCTACCTTTAAAGAATTGGGATTCACTGGAGCTTGTTGTAAGGCTGATGGAAGCTGCCAAGAAACTTATGCAGAAAATTGTGTAGGATTCTTTCACGGTATCGGTACTACTTGCGGAGCAACATACGACTCTATTTGTGATAAAGTAGGAGCTTGCTGTGTTCTTGACGTAACGTATAATTGTTATGATTATCTGTCTTGCACAGATTGCCTGGCTCTAGGAATATCTGGTTCTGTGACCACTCAATTTGCAGGAAAATATACTACATGTGCTGATGTGGATTGCAGTATTCTCTACGACAACTACTATAATTTCTTATAACTAATATAGAATCATGGCTATTAAAGGATCCAGTTTAATTACTATTAAAGCCCTAGACGGCTCTTTGTCGTTTGTTGGATTTTCGGGACCAACAGGACCGACTGGACCGACAGGACCAACAGGCGGAACAGGACCTACTGGAGCTACTGGTAATGGTGTCAGCTTTATTCGAAAAATAAATTCCGACGGAATCACTGTATTTCTTATAAACGGAACCGCAATTAGTGTTACTGGATTGACTGGTAACAGTCCGTTGCCTGGTGATTTTGCAGCAAATCCGTATGGTGTTGTTGGGTCTACTGGCACCACATCATTATCATTTAATATTGGTGGTAGTGTTTCAGGTTTAACTGCATCATTCAAACCAATAAGAGGTTTAGCTGGTCTCAGTTTAACTTATTCTGGAAGTGATTTAATATTTAGAGGAATAACTAGCAGTTCTGGTTTTGGTGTAACTAATGCAGTCTTATATTCTGCTGGAAATACAGCCGCTCCTTTGGTTGATTCGTCTGGATTAAACACAATATTCCGTTACGAAACCCATACTGCTGGCTCCACAACACAGGATCTTGCTGTGGCAACAATATCTAAATTTCTACAAGGCAAGAATTCCGCAGGAATCACTAATATTAATTTGGTTGAAGTCAGCGGAATTACTGCATACATTAAAACTTTTGCAGATACTTCAGTAAATTCTTTTTATACAAATTCTGGAACATGGTACAACAAACAATGGTATAACAGTTCCTATAAAGACGTTAAAGCAACATTAACGCCTGCTACTGCTGTACAGAATAGTGGTGTAACATCTAATACCAATATTGTTTTCCGAACTCAGAACACTACTCCGTTTGCTTTACAGGAATATGGTTCGTGTTGTTTTTGTAGTAGCGGAAAGCAGTGTTTAGATTACGTTACTAGATCCTATTGCGCTAGTGTAAGTGGAACATTTTCCACAACTCTATCCTGTAATATACGAAAAAATAATGGTGATTCTGCTTGTTATGCATCTCTTGGTGCGTGTTGTATCAACGGTACTTGCGTAGAAACATCTCAAACGCAATGTGAATCGTATGGTGGAGTTTTTGAAACAGGAAAGACTTGTTTTAATGCCACATCATGCAGAATTAATAGTTTTTTAATTTTTTATGATGGCGAAGAAGCTAAATTAGATGCTATGACGAATCCTAATAATGATTTTAGTAGTATGACTGGACGGCAAAATGTTCCAGAACTTGATGATCTTGGTGCACAGCGTATGCCATTTACTTGTGGTGCAGATCCTTGGTGGTTGACTACACAAAAATTTCGTGTAAATTCAACAACTCCTAATAATGGATTAAACTGGAGAGGATATTATGGTGCTGGATTACCTGGTACTTGTCCAAATAAAGACTGGGCTCATTGTTTTCAGAAAATATCAGAAGGTTTAGATGTACAAGGATTTAATTATATAACTCAAGACGAAATTGATTGGATGACAGAGGCATTAGTGCTTCAGGGTGTTACCGCAACTAGTTCTGAATATATTTATTTAAATTGGCACGAAGATCATAGAGATTTTCCTCTTTTTCCTGGAATGACTGGTCCTAGTGACAAAATTCACACATGGACAGTTGGTGTTGATCAGACTAAATGTAGTACTTTGGCTGGAAGTGTCTGGTCTAAAGATTGTCCAACTTGTCCAGAAACATGCAAAATCCCTTTGCCACGAGCTGTAATTGCAGAAAGTAATAATTTAAGTACAGCAAAAACAGAAAAACAAAATTATTTAGAATTTGGTAAATATATTGGTAGTTTGCTTACGGGTGGTACTGGATCTGACGGAAAATCATTTAATGGTTTAAAGCATTATTTTCCTAAATGCTTATTTGGTTTTTATAATCATCCTTATTGGGGTTATTATTTTCCTTCAGGAACAGGATATAATATTATGTCAGGAACAAGGGCTCAGATACTCAATTCCATGAATGTTGCCGCCGATGCATTTGTTAGTTATTTGCAGGCTGGAAATTTTGCTATAGATTTACTAATGCCAAGTATATACACTGCACTTAATAATCCAAATTCTAATGCAGAAAGATCAAAACAAGCAGTAGAATTTTGTAATATTATTAACGATAAACTTGCTGAACTTGGAGTAGAAAGAAAACTAATAATTCCTTGGATTTCTCCACAACACGACACAATAGCTACTGGAGGTCCTTATACTGCAGTAAACGGAAACGTATGGACACCACCAAGTACACAAATGACTAGAGATGAAATGCAATTTCAGATGATTGATCCTATAGTCAAATCTGGAGCTGATGGAGCAACTATATGGATTGGTGGTGCATACAGAGCAACATTAGCCATGGGCAGAGATACTCGAAAATGGATTCAGACTAGTCCAGGAACTTCTTCCAAAGAACCAAGCAATTATGTAGGTCAGTACGAAGATGCTGCTCCTCAAGATAATTGGAGAAAGTGGTTTTATCTACATCCTGGTGGAACAACAGCTGGTGTAAATCAATGGTCTGATAAAACTATGTTAAGACAATCCATAGCTGCCCATTATACATGGACAAAAGAACCTGAACTTATGGGCATAACGGGAAATCGATGGTATCCAGAAATGCCTACAAAATATGTTCCAGCAGCATGGATGCCGTTATATTCAGATTTAAAGGATTTTAAAATTAATGGTCAAACTGCACCATACGGCAATCGTGTAATGCCTTGTCCTGGGTCTACGTCTCCTGATTCAGTAATGTCTATAGTTGTTGAAGTATTAGGTGCTGTGAAAAAAGATTTAGTAGAAGTGTTTATAGATAGATGGAATTTTAATTTGGATGGCGGATTTCAACAGGGCGGATTAGGACAGGCATCATTTACAAGTTTTGTACCAACATTAGAGGATGAGCCTGATAAAGGTATCGAGGAAACAAAATACACAAATATCTCTGATATGAATTTGTTTTATGAAATAGTTGACGAAAATGCAATACATGGAGTCACTTAAATCTTACTAAATAAAGCAGAACTCTTATGCCAACAATTATAGGAAACAGCACAATATTTGGTATAGGCGGTAATACTGGATCTACTGGTAATACTGGTAATGCTGGTCCTACTGGTGCTAGAGGTAATCTTGGTTCTACTGCTGGTCCTACTGGCGGTACCGCAATTTACATCAGTACTGTTACATTCGATTCTGCCCGAAACAGATTAACGTTTGTTGGCTCTAATGGAACCAATCTTTCTGTTTTGGAAGGATTTACTGGATCTACTGGTTATTATTCTGATTCCAGAGGAATATCTGCCACAATAGCTGCTGGATATCTTTCTGGTTTGTCGGGCATTATTGGCGGAAATACTTTTCAATTTTTAGGAATTTGTGGAGCTGGAACACTAATATCATCTCTATCTACAGATAAAACAGAAATTTTAATAACACCAAATGTTTTGGCTAGTTCCGCTTCTTACGGTTCTACTCTACCAAATAATTATATTGCTTACACTACTTCTTCTTTTTCTGCAACTACAACTAAAATTGGTATTACAGGCACAAACTCTATTTTATCTTTTGGTCTAACAGCTGATAACGGAGCCACTGGCAATTCTGTAAAAGTGTTTACTGATTTCAATGAAATTTATTTTGGTATAACTGGAGGAATTACTTTAGGATTTAACGGAGGAGTTTCTTTAAATTCTGTTGTAACAGGATATGACGCTGGTGGATTGGTTTTAGATTTAACTAAGTACACCACATACAAAACTACTGCACCAATTGGTATTACGGCATTTACTTCTAGTGGTGATACAGGAGCAGTGCAAGCTTATACTTTCTTTATTGAGGGTGCTGAAGTTTGGAATTTTCCAAAGAATGTGTATTTTGAAAATACTAATTCAGGAATTTGTGGTTACGGATTCTTGGATGGAATGAATATTGTTCACCTGTGGAGCGATAATGCAGGACTTACATTTAATGCCGCATTTGTTGCTCGTGGTGTAGGTGAACCAAATAACACAGTATACACCTCCCAGATTGGTTCTTGTTGTTATTCTGCTGGCACCACTTGTTTAGATTATACTACTTTAAGAGAATGTAATCTTCTTGGTGGTATTTTTAATCCCCTAAAGCCATGCTCAGAGACTTGTATAGAAATTGGTTCTTGTTGCAGTGAAAATACTTGTTATGAAAATACACCAAAGAGTGTTTGTGCAGAAATTGCAGGAACCTATAGTATAGGACCAAATTGTACTAGTTCTGCCTGTATACCAAAAACTTATGATTTAGTAATTACGGAAATAGCAAATCCTTTAATATTACCAAATTCAAATAAATTATTTACGGCTACCGTTCAAACTACAGACAATAATCCTGTTTACGTTAATTTTCCTTCTGGAATCATTTCAAATAATAGTGAAGTATTTATTACATTTTCAGCAAGATTAAATGATCAATCTTTAGTAGATATTAATACAGAATTAGTAAACGGAACAACTCTGGGTTTTTATTTTGATAACGTAAATCTTCCTACAATATCTGGATCTATGGCAACATTTCCTATTTTATTAAAGGATAATAATGATACTACACAAAAGGTAAAAAATATAGATGTTACATATCAACCAGTAGGATCTGGATGTGGTGGTTGTATAAACGCAACTTCAGTCTCTAGTAATTTTACTACTATTCGGTATTGTAATGATTGTTATACTATTGATGCCTCTTTGAATGAATATTATTATCCAGTTCAGAGTCAAAATGGTACTATTAATTTTTGTGTTGCTAAATCTGGGTGTGGATTTACCTTGTCAGTAAATTGTATCAATGTTGGAGATGTTACAGAAATAAACGATTGTAAAATAACTGATGCTAATATAAACCCATCTTCCTCATTATGTTCTCATAAAGATTATAAGTTTTTAACTACTAATTGTAATAATTGTACACAATCTGCTTCCGCATATAGTAATTTAAATAGTGCACATTGCAAAGGTTTCACACAGGATGATGGGACTTCTTCATATTATTATACAACATCATTTAGTGGGTTGATGGATAATTTAGCATTAGCAGGAATTACTAAATCTGATGAGATATTAAATGTACAACTTGGACTAGAATCTGTAATAAAATCTACTAACAAAAATAATAATCCATTATTATATAATTTGTCAAACAAATCAACAGGTGTTACTATTACTCCTTTTAATATTTGTTGTCCTGTGGATAATAGTGATGGTATAGTTTTAGATTTTTCTGGAAATAAAAGACATTTTGTATATTTAATAACCACAATGTTGCTTCAAAATGGTTCTGGTACTTATTCTGCTAATGGTGGTGTAGGATTAGGTACTAATAATGGAGATGCTTGTAATGTTGGTCTGGCAATATTAGAATATTATTTAGCAGTAGTTTCTACAACATTAGACGTTTCTGGTAATATGGCAGTACCAAATCCAACTACTAGTTGTATAAATTTATCCATGATGGGTAATGCTTATTGGAATAATAATCCTAAATGTGGTTTAAAAACTGCTAATAAACAAAGTAATTTGATGAATAGTAATTATATTGGAGAAATTGTCAATTCTAATAATACACAAATAAATTCATCTGGTAAAACTGTATGGAAACAAAATCCACTTTGGTCTGAACAGTATAATGAAATTAAATACAATGTTGCCATATCTCCTTCTTCTGGATTACAGGTAACTAATATTCCTTATAGTGTAACTACTACTACTTCACCAAATACAATATTAAAACGAAATTGGGAGTTTTCCAAATACTATATTTCTCCTGCAATGTGTCAGGGTGGAGATTTTAATAATCTTACTTGTGTTGCCACAGATACATGTCAGGAAACTTTAGGATATTGGTTTAATCAAACAAACATTGATCCTTATAACACATACGATTCATCCACTAATTGTTTATCTATTAATACACCAAACAACAATAAAAAAATTACTTTTGATACTACAGTGATGGGTCAAATTACCCCTACATTATGGGAAAGACAGACTGATAATAATTGGAAAGCAAATACCACAGCAACATTGTTTATTTCTAGGTATTTTACCGACGAAGGAACGGGTGATGTTTTAGGTCAATTAATAGAAACAATAGCTAGCACAATATCGGGTACTTCGTTTTCTTTATCAACAGATAATATTATTGATACTTTATTATATGTTTATTATACAGATGGTTCTAGTAATATAGCAACGGCTCCAATAACAATTACTAAAAAATATACTACTCATAATACACCATCTTCTTTGTTGATGCCTATTATAGATTTTAATGGTGATTTTGATACATATGATGTTAATACTGGTGATTTAGTAATTAATTTTCAGTTAATTAACACATTTATAAAATGGAATTTTCTTAATGGTTATTATGGATATTGGATAGAAACTAATAGTGGATATTTTTTTTCGTCAGATAGTGTTTCTATTGATGCTACAACGGATAGAAAATATTTTGTAAATTTAATAGATCAAGGTATTAAAATTTACAATTCACCCGATAATAGATCATATATTTTAATACATGTTGTACTTACCGTATTAATGGATGCAGCTATCGAAAATACTTTTGATCCTGAAAATTTTAGATGGGGAAAACGATATCAAGAAACAAATAAAACACTAAGAATATATTTAGACGGTTTATCTGTGCCAAATTTTGTTGGTGTTACTAATACACAAAATAAAAAAATAAATAACCAATGCGTTGCCATAGATTGTTCTGGTGTTGAATTTTATTGTTCTGGATTAAAGGACTGCTAAAATGAGTATTCAATTTAGAGCAAGAACTATAAGTACAACTGTTGAAGCGCATACACCACCGATTAGTGGCGATTCTACTACTGGTTGGTGTTGTGGTGGAGGTAAAGATGCATTATCTTCTAAACCTGAATGTGATGCTGCTGGTGGTTATTTTTTATCTGGTCAGACTAACAGAGACGCATGTCCTTCTTGTATTGCTGGTTTTGCTCCAAATTTTGGAACATTAGGATCGTGTTGTCATTATGAAAAACAAAACGGGTTTTATACATTATTTTGTGCGGATGTATATTCCGATTTTGATTGTTCTGATTTGCACCAAGGAAAAGAAGAAGGTCTTCGGTATCAATTTAATCCAAATGATACTTGCCAAGGATATACTGCAGGAAATTCGGTCTGTGAAGTATCAAATACTCCTTTTGGAAATTGTTGCACACAAAATATAGATGGAACTGTAGATTGTTCAATTACATTCCAATCTAAGTGTTCTGGATTCTGGTCTTATCCTGTAAACGGTATTTTGTCTTGTGTGGATTCTACTCCATGTTCTGGAGTTTATTTTACAAGTATTGCTGGAATTACTCCCAGAGCTTCGTTGACTACATTGCAAAATTCGACAAATTATATTCAAACTCTACCAACAACACCACAAATTTATCAAGGTGGTTTGTATGTTGGTATATTTAAACCAGGATCTCCTATTAATACTAAAGGAGTAACGTTATACGGAAGTCCGTACACAGGAAACGCTAATCAATACGTCTCAAGAGGAAATGGAATAGGAACTTCAGAAAAGAGTTGGATATTGGTTGCTGCTACTAAAGATTATTTCTACTTACCAATGAATTCAGAAAGTTTGGCTGGAAGTACAATGAGTACCTCTATTTACGACGGACTTCTTAATACTTATGGTACGGAATCCAGTAAAGCTAACGTGTATTCTTCTTTGGATACTTACACCTTAAATGGATTTAATGATTGGTATCTGCCTAGCCAAGAGGAATTAGCATTTTATTTCCAAAATGTAGAGTATGGGTTTGCGCTGGATAAGCAGTATACAAAACTGACAGAAGGTCCTTATATGACTTCTACGGTGTATGATAACGGCATTCAAAACTTTAATAATACATATTTTGTGTATTCTCAGAATGCAGCACAATTTACATACGGAAACGTCAATCTTGTTTCCAGGAATATTCCATTAAATATTCGTTTATTCCGAAGAATTTATTTGGATTCATGATATATAAATATATACATTATTAGGAGTTTATATTATGGGATGCGGATGCAATAAAAACAAACAAAATCAACAACCTGCTGCAGAGGGCGAAACTCCAGTTTCTCCGAATCTGGAATTCAGAAAAGAGTCTAATCCTCAAGACGTTAAGGGACTTCTTTCTCGTAAGATAGGAATGGTTCAGAGCTTTGCTTCGGCTCTAGTAAGTCGTGGCTTAAGCGATCAGAAAATTAACAAATCTGCAAAACAACTCCGAGCAATTAGTTGTTTTGGTAACAAACATCTTGGAGGACAACTTCCTCCTTGTGAGTATCTGAAAGACAGCGAAACACCAGGAAAGTTCTTTTGTGGTGGCTGTGGTTGTGGAGATAAGCCACACACATGGCTAACTATTGAAGGTGAAGAATATAGCAAGTTAGATTATCCCAAACTTACCTGTCCTCTCCATATGCCTGGATTTAGTAATTACGAAGCAAGCAAACCAGACGAATCAGTTTCTCCGATTACTCGACGTTATTATATTGAACAGATTGATTTTGGTGAAGTATTAAGATTAAATGTTACTCTACCAGAAAAACCTCAAGATCCACCAAAACCAGAATAACGTAAAGTAATTTTGCCATAAATACCATAAAGGGATCCTATGGCAAAACCTACTTCAAGAGAAACATTAATTCAGTATAGTCTCAGACAATTGGGTGCTCCAGTTGTTGAGATCAACGTAGATTGGGAACAATGCGAAGATCGTCTAGACGATGCCCTTCAATACTTTACAGAACGTCATTTTGATGGTGTTCAAAAGGTATTTTTTAAATATCAATTAACTGCTACCGATATAACCAATAGGTACATTCCTACTGAAGATATTGTGTCTCCAAACGAAGTAGACGGTCCTACAGGTAAACAAATTGTTTCTATTGTTAAGGTTATGCAGTTTGGTGCGTTTGCGAACATTAATATGTTTGATATCAAGTATCAGTTAGCATTATCAGATTACTTTGGAATTAACAGAAATCTTGGCGGAAATGCTTCTCTTGGTTTAGCTTCATACGATTCCACTAAAAGATACATCAAGTTAATTGAAGATCTGTTTCAGCCAGAAAAGGCTATTGAATTCAGTAAAGTTACTAATAGATTATACTTGGATATGCAGTGGAGCACTGAAGTTAAGGCTGGAGATTTTTTGGTAATTCAGGCTTACGCAGCATTAGATCCAAATAAATACACAGAAATTTTTGATGATCGTTATCTTAAACGATACGTTACTGCATTGATCAAACGCCAGTGGGGAGCTAATATGGCAAAGTTTGATGGTGTAGCCCTTCCTGGTGGTGTTGTGATGCGAGGTGGGCAGATTCAAAGTGAAGCTAATGGTGAAATTGAACGAATTGAAGATCAAATGAAGCGTGAATACGAACTTCCTATCGATTTCATGACAGGATAAAATGGCAACGAATCCATATTTTAAAAAGGATTATTCTGGTGAACAGGATGTCCTTGAAGATCTTACAGTCGAACTCATTAAAACTATGGGTCGAGACATGTATTATATTCCTAGAAATATTCTAGATATGGATATGTTGTTTGGAGAAGGTCTGCAAGTTAATTACAAAAATGGCATTCCTTTAGAAATGTATATTGATTCTGTTTCTGGATTTGATGGTCAGGGAGATATTGCCAGTAAATTTGGTATTGAAGTCAAAGACAGTATCATGTTAACTCTTTCCAAGAAACGGTTCAAGGAAGAAGTACAAACTAGATTTGTTAGTATAACCAGACCACGAGAAGGTGATTTAATTTATTTTCCTTTGGCAAAAGCTATATTTGAAATTAATTTTGTTGAACACGAAAATCCATTTTATCAATTTGGAAAATTATTTTCATACAAATTAACCTGTGAACTCTTCACTTACAATCAAGAAGAAGTTACAACGGGAACTACGGAAATTGATAATGTTGTTTCTGAAAATCAAGAAGTTATTACACGATTAACTTTAATACCAACAGTATCTGGACAAACACAGGGATTCTATATTGGAGAAAAGATTTATCAAGTCAGTGGTGTTACTGGTAGCGGAGCAACATTATCAAATGCGACTTTCACTGCTTATATTGCATCTCCTGGAACCACAGGACTTGCTTATATTAGTGCTACTACTGGTAGTGTATTGAATTCAGCATCATTGCTTCACACTATTAGGGGCGATTCCAGTAACTTGGAATTCTATGTTATATCTAAGCAAGCTGGGGTTACTTTGGCAATTGTTAATGATGAAGATAGAAGTTTACAAGGAGATAATGCTGATATTTCTTTGGAATCAAAAATTAAGGGCTTAATAAATTATACCGAGTCGGATCCTTTTTCACAAGGTAATTATTAATGTTTACGTATTATAAAAACGATTCAGTTCGAAAGTTAGTTATTGGTTTTGGTAATTTATTCAATGGTATTCAAATTGAACAGACCAATACCGATAATAGTAAACGATCATTTACTGTTCCATTAACCTATGCTTCTAAAGAAAAATTTATTAGGCGTTTAACTGAACATAGTTCAATTAGTGAAAATACTCGTATTGAAATTGGTGTTCCTCAGATGTCGTTTGAATTGGTTGGATTAGTCTATGATCCTGCTCGTCGAATGAACAAGTTGTCCAAAATGACACAGGTTAGTGCTGACCAAAATTCACTTGCTGCATCTTTTACAGAAACTCCTTATAATTTTACATTTAACTTGTACGTATACACCAGAAATATTGAAGAAAATTTGCAAATATTAGAACAAATATTACCGTATTTTTCTCCAGAATTTATTATCTCTTTGAATATGACTGGTATGCATCAGGCTGTTGATGTTCCTATAGTTCTTGCTCAAACAAATCTAACACAGGAATATGAGGGAGATTTTTCTACTAGACGAAATATCGTATCAACATACCAATTTACAGCTAAATCTTATGTGTACGGAAACACTAATCAGAATTTTGCTACAACCTTGAGAAATGTCGCTATAAATACTAGTGACACTCCATTTACCTTTACTGATTCTTTTGGTCTAACTGCATGAGTGATAATGATATTATTTCTAAATCTCTAGACTTGGCATTTTCTGGTATAACTGCCGAAGCTATTGTTCCTCCAAAAACAACCAATATTGATGGTGATTTTGATTATGCT